AAGCTAGAGAACAATTAAAGGCAGCGATGCAGGCAGTCAAAGAAGGACGCGATATCAGTCCAGAAACTATGCTGGTTCTAGAAAATATTTTCTCCGATTTATCAGAGGGCCACGAATACATTATGAAAGCGGCTCAAATTATGTCTGAATTTATGATGATGGAAGATTCCACATACATGGAAGATGAAGAAGAAGATCGCGCAGTTGACACAGTCGGCAGCTTCGTCTCTTGGGATTCTTCGGGCGGCACAGCACGCGGCAAGATTGTACGCGTTGTGCGTGAAGGTTCTCTCAACGTTCCAGAAACAGATTTCACCATCAACGCAGAAGAAGACGATCCTGCGGTTTTGATCCGTCTCTATCGCGAATTAAGAGATGGATACGTTGCAACCGATACGCTCGTAGGACACAAAGCATCTACACTCACACTGATTGATGCATTGCCAGAACCAAGTCCAGAAGAAGCAGAGCGCAAGATTTCTCTTCGCCTGGCGCAAGCAATCGTCAACAATACAAACTAGAATTCTGCTGTAATCAGCAGATACAAAGCCGGAGCGCCTCTCGCACCCAATATGCGCCGCGAGATTAAGTGACACCACTTTGATCCAAACCACACTCATAAGGAGATCAATAAATGTCAAAGTCTTTCCTTGATAAATTGATCGAGCGTCGTGATGCAGTTAAGTCAGAGATGGACGCAGTTCTCGAAGCAGTAGCAGAAGAGAACCGCACTGATCTAACAGCAGAGGAAACCACAAAGGTGGACACACTCGTAGAAGAATCACGCTCACTCGATACAAAGATCGAAAAGATGAAAACACAGGCAGATGCAGATGCAAAAGCATCTGAGATCCGCTCAGCAGTTTCAGACGTTGTAATGCCAAAGATCGGCGGCGCAACAGTTACACGCGAAGAGCGCACATACTCAGCACACTCAACATCATCATTTGTGAAAGATGCATTTAATGCACAATTCTCAAATGACTATGCAGCAAACGAGCGCCTAGCACGCCACATGCGTGAAGAGTCAATCGAGCGCCGCGATGTTGGAACAGCACAGTTCGATGGTCTTGTAATTCCACAATACCTCGTCGACCTTGCAGCTCCATTAGCACGCGCAGGCCGCCCATTCGCGGATGCAGCTACAAACAAGATGGCACTTCCACCAAGTGGAATGACGCTGAATATCAGCAGAATGACCACAGGAAGTTCAACAGGCGTACAAGTTACACAGAACGATGCAATATCAGAAACTGATATCGACGACACACTACTCACAATTAATGTGCGTACGATCGCCGGACAGCAAGATATTTCACGTCAGGCACTAGAGCGCGGAACAGGCATCGACACATTTGTGATCGCTGACTTGATCAAGTCATGGCATACAACACTCGATTCACAGATCCTAAATGGTGCAGGCACAGCCGGCACAATCAAGGGCCTTCGTGCATCAGGTGGAAACGCCATCACATTCACATCAACAGCACCAACAGTCGGATTGCTTTATCCAAAGCTTGCTGACGCGATTGCACAGATCCAGACAAACGCATTCGTCTCACCTTCACACTGGGTAGTTCATCCACGTCGCCTAGCCTTCTTGCTTGCAGCAGTAGACAGCACAAACCGTCCACTTGTTGTACCAGCAGCAAACGGCCCAATGAACGCAGTAGGCGTCGGCGGAGCACCAACATACGGAAACTCCGGATACCAGATGCTCGGACTTCCAATCATCACAGATGCAAACGTCGGAACGACATACGGAACGACTACAAACCAGGATGAAATCTATTGCGTAACAGCAAGCGAATCTCATCTTTGGGAACAGCCAGGATCACCATTCGCACTTCGCTTCGATGCGACAGGCGCTGGAAACCTTACAATCAAGTCTGTCGTTTACGGCTACGCCGCATACACAGCAGAGCGCTACCCACTTGCAGCCTCGATCATTTCAGGCACAGGTCTAAGCGCACCAACCTTCTAATCGAAGGCAAGCACTAAATTGTGCAGGGCGAGTGGCCCACCCCCCGAGTCACTCGCCCTGCACTTCTAAACAGGGGGAAACAAATGAAGTCAGGACACAAAGTAACAATCGGTTCGTGCGATCCAGGATCCGTAAATGGATCCTTCGCATACAGATTGATCCAACTTGCGCAAGCAAGAAGCGACAGACTCGGGCCGTTTGTGAGAATTAAAGGTTCCGGACTTTTATCAAAGCAACGCAACCGCATGGTGAAACAATTTCTGGATAACACAAAGAGCGACTGGCTTCTTATGTTGGACTCAGATGAGCAGCTCACCACTCAAGCATTCGACGCCTTGATCGACACAGCCCATGACAAAGACCGCCCGATCGTCGCAGGCCTTGTCTTTGCAGGATTTGGAGTACCAGGCAAGCCTTACCCAAAGCCAGTCCCGGCAATATTTCAGGACTCGGACAAGGGCTTTCTTCCGCTTTACAAATACGACAAGAATGCAGTCTTTGAAATTGACGCAGCTGGAACCGGATGCCTGATGGTTCACCGAAGCGTTCTAGAGAAGATGCGCGAAGTCGCAGATCCAAACCAGGGAACCGATTGGTGCTGGTTTTGGGATGGGCCAGTAAACGGCGACTGGATCGGGGAAGATTTATTATTCTGCCGAAGGGCAAAGGCGCTCGGATTTACGATTCACGTCAACACCGCCGCCGTTCTGCCGCACCAGAAGAGCTTCTGGATGGAAGAGATACATAATGATATTTGGAAAGATTAAGAAAATCCGGCGCAAGCCGGCAAAGGAAACAGCAACCGCCGATCCCAAACTAGAACGCGCAATGCTGCCGAAACCGGAAAGAAGGACGAAGCGTGGCCCTAACTAATGCCTATTGCACCCTGGCCGAATTAAAGGCCTCGCTTGCGATCACAGACAGCGTCGACGACGTCCCACTCGAAGCAGCGATCACAGCAACAAGCAGAATGATCGACGATTACACCGGGCGCTTCTTTTATCGCAACGGAACGACGCAATCACCAGTCGCCCGTTATTACACCCCACTCGATCCCTGGACGATGAACATGGATGACAATTATTCAATCACAGAAGTCGCAACCGATGACAACTTCAACCAGACATGGGATACCGTCTGGTCAACTAGCGACTACATGCTCGAGCCAATAAACAATCCACAGCGCGGATGGCCAGTCAATCGCATCCTTGCAATCGGCCGATATGTTTGGCCTTATTATTTGCCACAGGCCTGCCGAATTACCGGCATCTGGGGATGGGCATCAACACCAGCAGAGATCAACATGGCAACCTTGATCCAAGCAGCTCGTCTTTTCACACGCCGCCAGTCGCCATTCGGGATTGCAGGAAGCCCGGACTTAGGCACAGTGCGCCTCACAGCCAAACTTGATGCAGACGTTGAAGCTTTGCTTCGACCATTCCGCAAGAACAATGGGCTGGCCAAATAATGCCAATGAGTCCAAGCCAAGTCCGCGATGGCCTTAAAACCAGACTACAAACCATAACAGGCCTCCGCGTTTACGATTTGATACCAGAGCCAGTAACACCGCCATGCGCGGTCGTAGGACAACTAGATCTCACATTTGATATCGATAACGCCAGAGGACTCGATCAGGCAACCGTAGATATTTATGTGATTGTTCAACGCTTCTCCGAAAGAGCAGGCCAGGACAAGCTCGATGGATACCTTGCAGGAACAGGAGCAACATCTATCAAAGCAGCGATAGAAGGAGACAGAACACTCGGCGGAGCATGCCAGACATTGCGAGTGACCAGCGCAGAGTCCGGAACATACGACTCTCAATCAAATACATTTCTCTCGTACAGATACCGCCTAACAATCTACGGATAAGGAACCGACATGACATACACAGTAATCTCACATCGAGAAGTCTGCGGCAAAACCAAAGGCGACGCCGTCAGCGATAAAGAATTGCAAGATGCAGGAGTCAGCGCAGAATCTCTGATCGCTGGAAACCACATCAAAGCAAGTAACACAGCACCACAAATCCCATCCATCACAATCAAAACAGAAGAAGGAGCGACTAAATAATGGCTCGCATAGTTCTCACTAACGCATTTATCTCCGTCGGCGGAGTGGATCTGAGCGATACGGTCGCATCAGTAACACTAAATTCCACATTCGACGTAGTCGAAACCACAGCATTCTCATCAACATCAGCAAAGACACGCCTGGCTGGTTTGGCAGACAATTCAGTAACGCTCGAATTTCACCAGGACTACGCAACGGGCGAAGTAGAGCAAACAATCTATCCACTTCTCGGAACAGCAGCAGCTGTGATCGTAAAGCCAAACGGATCAAGCACCAGCGCATTCAATCCAAGTTATACCTGCTCTGCTATTATTTCAGAGTGGACTCCGATAAACGGATCCGTCGGTGAATTGGCAACAGCATCTGTAACTTGGCCAGTAACCGGAGCAATCACTAAGGCGGTCGTATAATGGCAAGAATCATATTAACAAACGCATCTGTTGTATTTGGATCAACTGATCTAAGTGATCACATCGCGTCAGTCACATTAAATTCAACATTTGACATCGTCGAGACGACTGCGTTCGGTAACACAGCAAAGACACGTGTGGCCGGACTTGCAGACAATTCTGTAACACTTGAATTCCATCAGGACTATGCAACTTCAAGCGTTGAGCAAACAATCTATCCTTTACTTGGAACAGCAGTCTCAGTGGTTGCAAAGCCAGTAGCAGGAACAACTACAACAATCAATCCGCAATACACATTCTCAGCGCTAGTTTCAGAGTGGACTCCTCTCAATGGATCCGTCGGTGAGTTAGCAACTGCAAGTGTGACTTGGCCGATCTCCGGCGCAATTACCAAAGCAACATCCTAAAGAAAATAGGGGGAAAATAAATGGATGGATTATTTATCAAAGTAAAAACAAACGATGGAACAGATGCAACCTTCCCGTTGCGTCCACGTATCATCGTGGACTTTGAACAAAAGTACGGAAAAGGACTCGCAAAACTTATCGGCGAAGAGCAGAAACTAGAGCACATCTATTATTTAGGATGGCTCGCGCTTAAAGCAAACGGC